CAATCGAATACTTGGTGTCGTTACGAATAGCAGACAGCGCGTGTTTATACATCGAATCACGACGAAGGTGACGCATAGCACCCTTGACTACTCTCGGAAGAAACTCATCTTTTGCAAATAGATCGTAGATAGAATAACCAGTATCCTTATCTGAATAGTTGATACGGGTCTTGAACATATTTGAAAAGAACTGATCTACTTCTACACCAACTCTGGATTTATTGATAATCACATCGTTCGGTGTATCAGAAAGTTCATCCGAATTAGTAAACTCGTGAACAGGAAACGCTTCAAGCCGATTAAACTGCTCCACAATTTCCTGCTCTGTTTTGCCAGTTCTGGGAGGACAACCGTAGGTGTCCCAAGAATGAAGTATTTCTTGACGCATCTCCACCACCCACTTCTCAAAGTCCTGTGGCGTCATCTCAAGAAGATCCTCAAAGAGCACATTTATCTTTGAGTTAATCACATAATCATTTCGTTCATAGTATGGTTTGTTCATTTGAATACCTGAATATTAATCCTGCTAGGGTTCCGTTCATCCATTCTACAGTACCGACTTGAAGAAATCCATTCCTTTCATAGAAATTGGTTGCTCTTTTATTGTCGGCCCTTACACTCAACCAAACTGCTGGCAAGTTGAGCGAAGATATGTAGGCAAGAAATTGATTGAGAACTTCCTTTGCTTTACCATTTCCTTCTGATCCATTTACTATCTGATGAAGCATACAGTTGTTTCTTGGTATACCACAAGTGCCAACTCTTGTTCTTTTCTTGTATATGCTGAAGATTATCACTATACCGTCTTGATAAACACAACGACCACTATTGATCGCTCTGCTCACATAATCAAAACGAATGTGTGGAAATATGTCCGCTCTCTTGCGGAAGATGTCGTATATTTCCTTTGTCTGTTCTTTTGTAGCAAATATCATAACATTCTACTAAAATTACCCTTCTTGACGAAGGAGATATGATCTTGAAATTTATCTTGAAGAAGTTCTTTGGATTTATGTGATATGACAAATACATTAATATCTGATCCAAAAGACTTGAGAATATTCAAGAAAGATTCGGTTGCATAGTCATCCAAACTACCATCAAGGACTTCATCAAAGATCAACAGATTGCAACTCAAGGAGTTTTTGATGGCAGCAATCTTTCTCCAAGCAAATAGAAGTGCCAAATCAATCTTACGCTTCTCACCTTCACTGAAACTATCGTATGTAAAGATGTCTCGGTGACGGGACTTGATGGTTTCTTCAAATGACTCGCTCAACTCAAACTGAACAAAAAAATCCATCTGTGCCAGATACTTGTTGATTACCTTGTTCATAATGGGAAGATAGTGCTTGATGATTTTACCTTTGATGCCGCTATCCTTGAGCAAAGATGCCGCAATACTATGATAGTGAACATCTTCGACTATGCTTTTTCTGTTCTCTGCGGCATCCAAACCCTCTTGAACTATCATATTGAACTTCTCTTTTTCGTCATCAACATTCTTGGTGTCTTTTGCCGCTTTGTTTATCTCTTCAGTTGTTTTGTTGATTACACCTTTTGTAGAAGTAATTTTTGCATTGTTCAACTGAATTTGCTTGTTCAAATCTGTTATTGATTTGTTTATCTTGGAGTTGCTATCCATATGGTTTTTGATTACCTTCATTCGTCCAAGAACTGTCTTCTTTTTAGTACTAAGGTTGGATAGATCTTCTTTTAGAACCTTTGTTATGCTTTGCTTGTGTTCCTCACAAAGTTCCTGTTTGCAGCGAGTGCAGGAACTATTCTTTTCATAGAAGGTGATTTCTTTTTCCAACTTGCTTTCTTCGGTTTCAATCTTTGACAGTTCGATATCTTGAATAGACATATCCGCTGGAATAAGTTTCTTTTCTAACTCATCAACTTGTTTGAGAAGTTCTTCATTCTCATTTGTCAGCAGTTCTATTTCTTTTCTGTATTCTTCAAGAGAACTCTGCGACTTTTCCATCTGCTCCTTGTTGGAACTCTCAAGAGTTTTTACCAGTTTCTTCTGTCCCTCCGCTCTTTCTCGAAGTAGGACTATCTTATTATCCGCGTCCTTCTGTTGATCCTTTAGTAAGGACAGTTTTCCCTTGAGAAGAATATTCATGTTGGAAAATACATCAATATCCAACAGATTCTCAACAACAGATCGTCTTTCCGCAGCAGTCAGACGCATAAATGGTACATAGTTGGTAGAACCAAGAATAACTACTTGACAGAAAGATTTGTAAGACATTCGCAGAATCTGATCTTCAAACATCTTTTGGTAGTCTTTATTTGTAGCATCTTGATCTATAAGATTGCCATCTTTGTATATCTCAAAGAACTTGGGAGAAATACCACGACGAACCTTATACTTCACACCAGATACATTAAACTCTATTTCTGTCACACAATCCTTTTGATTGATAGAGTTTACAAGTTGAGGAATATTGATATTTCTATAAGGTTTCCCAAACAAACAAAACACAATAGCGTCAAGAACAGTGGTCTTACCAGCACCATTCTCACCGCTAATTAATGTTGTATCGTTTTTGTTTAGATTTAATTCTGTAAACACATTACCTGTTGAAAGAAAATTCTTCCAACGGATTTTTTCAAATTTTAGCATAATAAATCACTTCTTGTGTTTGGTTTTATGCGGTCTTCTTTTTAAAGAAATCTTTCTCTTTCTGTTTGCTTGAGATCTCTTTCTTTTTGCTTTTCTTGCTGCTCTCTTTGCTCTTCTCTTAAGTTTCATAAGATCCCTAGAAGGCCTCTTGTTGCAGCGACGCCCCACCTTTTTTTGACCTGGAGGACATTGAAATATAACTTTTCTTTTTCCTTTTCTGATAACTAATTTCTTCTTAGCAGCACCTTCCAGTATCTCCGTAGCGGAACTGACTACGAAATCGTATTCCTCAAATTCTTCAATTAATTCTTCAAAAGAATCAGTTACAATAATCCCATCAATTGTCTGTAAATATTCAAAATTGTTTTCTTCTAGGATATCTGTAATGTCCATTCTGTCAACTGTAATCAGAACAGATCCATCTTCCAATTCTGTCAATTCTACATGACCTGTATTTTCACACAGTTTCTGTAAGTTGTTCATTTCTTGAAGAAATTTGTTTTGCATTTATACCCTCAGTATACCAATCAGGAACATTACCCATCTTCCACTTTGCGAAGCGGGACTTCTCATTTATGTAGTATTGGCGATACGCCGTGACAGGATCTGGATCTTTGTACTGTGGTGGCATCGCTTGCGGAAATTCTGTCAAATCATTGTTATACCAAGTTCTTTGAATTTTAGGAGTATGGCTCAGGTAATTGAAATACAGAAGTTCCATCTTATGAACTTTACCATAACGCGCAGTATATTCTTCCAGCAAACCAAGACCGTGACGAAACAACCACTTATAGTTTTCAGTTGTCTGTATACACCAAGCAGTACAGGGATGATTTGGCATCACCGCTTTGCAGAGAATATTATCCCATTCTCCATCTGGCATAACATATTTCTTGTACTTTCTACCAGAAGCAGAAGTGCTGTTTAGTGGAACACCGTCCCAAACACGATGAGCAGTGGAGAGCATTTGAGCGGTTTCCACGATCATCTTGACCACATGCTTATCGCACATATACTTGGCAGAAACAAAAGGATCTTTATCTAGCACAAAGATGTTCATAGTGTCAGGCTTTCCATATAGAGTTCTTGTACAATTTTTTTCAACTTGGATTTATCGTCAACTTCTTCCATAGAGTCGATTTCGTTATTGATGATTGTAATCGTATCCTCTGTGGTGTCAACTATATCTTCCTTAGAAATCTCAACCACATCTTCTATGAAGGTGACTGAAGCGGGTTGTACGGAATATATGGCATCAATATACCGATCATAGGTGTATGCTTTTGTCTTGTTGGTTACTATAATTTTTACAAAACTATTTTTGTATTTACTGACATCCAATACCTTGAGAGGATCTTCTACTCTATCATCGTAAGTCAACACATAGAACATCTTTCTTTCATTATGAATGAAAGTCATACTTCTATCTTCAGTATCAAAGATGTGGAATCCCTTATTATCATAAGCATCTGAAAATGTTATTTGATAGGGAGTTCCCAGATATGTTATGTTTTTGTCCGACTGCTTTATATGAAAGTGACCAGAATAAACTGAATCAAACTTATCGAACAGGGAAGGAGAAAGACCATGTTCGTGCTTTACTCCCGATACAACTTGAAATCCGTTGATCTCGAAATGACCCATTACAATTGAAACACTTGCATCTTTTAGAAATTTTATACACTCATTTGTATTTGCTTCATTTATCCACGGAACCAGACCAACATCCACACCATCTAGATTGATAGTAACTGGATTGCTGTAAATGTGAATATTCTTGTAATGCGAAAACAACTCTGTCATAGAGTTGATGCTGCTGGTATTACGATAGAATGTATCGTGATTGCCTAGAATGATATGTAGAGTTATGTTATTTTTCTCAAAGAAAGACATAAATCTATCTCTGACTTGTGCCAAAGTATAGAAGTTTACAAATTTTCTTCGATCTAGAAGATCACCTAGATGTAGGACAGTAGTGATGTTGTTTTCTAGAAGATATGGAAAGAATTGTTTTTCGAAAAAAGATAGAAACTCATCTAGAAACAAAGGAGAATCATTCTTTACTCCAAAATGAGTATCCGTTACAACGGCAACTTTCATTCTTTCTTCTTTCCTTTTGATTTCTTTTCAAATGTTGAAAAAGAATTTTTCTCTTCGTCTGTTATACCCATCATTCTTAGTATCTCGGAAAAATCTCCGACCTTGTCGAGTGATTCTAAGTATTTGTATTTAATGTAATTTTGTTTCTTTTCTTTTTGTATTCGTCTTAAGAATGCGTAGTATATTATCTGTGTAAAGTAAGAAAAAGGATTGTTTGATTTTTCTGGATCAAAATTAGAAGCATACATTAAGCAATTTTCTACACCATCGCTTATCATATCCTCTTTAAATTGATAGTTTACAAAATTAGGTTTCTTTGCTAAATTTTCTGCTATTTGCAGAAATGCTAAACCAATATACTCCGTAACTGGAGGTTTGTCTTCTCCCGACTGCTCTGCTTCTAGAATAGTCTTTTTCCATTTTTGCATCTCTTCGAAGAACTTTTTGTTGTCTAAGTAATGTTCTGTTTTTCTTTTTTCTTTTTTCATTATTGTCTCCATGCAAAGATTATACTTCAGTTCTTTGCACAGTCAAGAAATTTAATGGTATTTACTTGACACCTTTAAAAAGTTGGTTATACTTCTCTGTGCCAGGTATGATAAGACCTATTACTTAAGATAGTCGTTAGGATCGGGTGACCAGTCCTCAAAAGAATTACCCCAAGTGGGTTTTTTATTTTCGGTGTGTTTATTTTTTTTCTTGGGGACAGGAGCAGATATTTGTGGCTCTTCCTCCAAAAAATCTTCTAGATCTTCATCATCGACATCTTCCTCGTCCATATCTTCAATTTCTTCCATGTCTCCTAGTTCTATACCCAATAGATCTAGAAAATTCATAGACGCTTCTGGCGATAATTGCAATTCAACATTTACCGTGTTAAACTGTGTATTTGGTTTTTGTGCATTATCGTCTTGTTGATATTGTTTAAGAAGATTTTCCAAGTCAGCATTGGACATAGTTTTTTTATTTTTCTCAAAGTCATAAACTGATGATATTTTTTCATCTGGGATCAGTATGGCTAATACACAATCCATTGCTATGTCTACTGTTTTATCTGTGGAATATTCGTTCCAATTTCTGATTACCAAGAATTCTTTCATTCCTAGATTCTTTTCATCTATCATCGAAACTGTCTTGAAAACCATCGGATTTTCTAAAGTCATCACATCTTTTTTAGTTACCGGCATCAAACCAGCAATTAAAGATTCACCATTTTTTAATTTGAGGATTCTGTAATTAGTCTGTTCCATTTGACTCCTCTATGGGTATTAGAATCTTCTTGTAATCAAATTTTTCTGATTCGTATATCTTTACTCTCTCTATAAAATGCTTGAGAGTGTGGTTTTGATGTGATTTCCAAGATAGATCATCAGAAATATCGTACAACTTTGCCTTTTCCTTATGTTCTGATTTTCTCAATTGTCTTCCTATGGATTGTAAAACCCTTATTCGACTTTTTGATGGAGAAGAGAACACAATATTATGTAGTCTTTTTATAGATACACCCGTAGAGAATGTTCCATAAGAAGCAACCAAAATGGCGTTTTCTTCTTTTTCTACAATTTGGCGAATACTTTCTCTATCATCCGCTTCCGTTCCACCATGAATGAAGAATACCTTTCTGTTTTTTGCCAAAGATTTGATTTTATCGAATAAAGGTTTTCCGTGTTTTTCCACAAATTGAAACAAAACAAGAGTGTTTCCTTTCATACTGTTTGAAAGTTTTGCTATAAAATCATTTCTAGCATTGTTCTGTACTAACCAATCTATCTCTTCTTGGTATGTTAGTTTTTTTAAAGTCTGTCTTACAGAATTGGGATACTGTAGAACCAAACAATCAATAGAAAGATCTGATAGAAGATTTTTATCCATAAGTTCTTTTGTTGAAGTTAACTTATGTACTCTACCAAATAATCCTTCTATTACAAGTTTGTGTGTAAAAGAACCATCCAAAGTTCCAGTTGTACCTATTCTATATGGACAATTTTTTAACTTTGACATAATACTTGTCAAAGATTTTGATTTAAACAGATGACATTCATCACCTATTACAACACTAAAATCTTTGAAATATTTTTCTGGTAAGTTGTATATGCTTTGCCAAGTAGTTATGACTATCTGCTTGTCTGTTTCTTTCTCTTGTCCACCAAATATCTTATGACAATTATCCCTACACTTCCATTTGGTTCCTTTTGAATAATCAAAAAAATCAGAATACATTTGGGAAACCAGAGAAATAGTGGGGACTATCACTAGTATTTTTTTATCTTCTGGAATTTGATCCTGTAAATACCTGCATATTACATAAATCATTAAACTCTTACCAGAACCAGTTGGTGAAAGCAAAAGACATCTTTCTTTTGAGAGAGCGTGAGTTATTCCCTCAACTTGGTGATTGTGTGGATCAATAGGTTTACCACCAGCACTTATCTGAAGTGTTTTGCAGTATTCTTTTACATAGTCTTGAGTTATATCTTGATTGCTTGGTTGATCAAATTCCTTAACAGAATAATTTCTATCCTTAGCAAATTTAACAACATAATCATACAGACCAGCATAGATCTGTTTTGTCAAAGAATTGTATAATTTGATTTTACCATCCCACATTCTGTTTCTGTATGCAGGCATAAATTTGTGACCTGGTACTTGAAAAGTAAAGTAATCAGATAATTCTTTTGTGAATCCAGAATCACAATTTACTTTAATGAAGACAGAATCTACTGGTTCTATTTCAAAATCATTCATATCATTATTTATTCATCAAGAAACACCATTGACAAATTTGCGCCAAATAATAGCATCTCTGATATGATACTGACGATTATTCAGACCCTTGATTATAGACTCAAGGTAATTTATTTTTTCTTCTTGACAAGCAACCTTTGAACGAATGTTGATCAAATCATCATCCGAGTTCATGTACAACTCGACATCTTGTTTTAATATACGAAGTTGAAACGGTTCCCAGTTGAGATCTTTTAGAGTCTGTTCATCTAGTTTACCATTAAAGTATTCCCACTTTAATTTTTCCATTTTATAAAGTTCTATCTTGTATTTTTGTAACAAGAGTTTTTCGTCGTGTAGAATATTCAAGTATTTGTTATGTAATTTTGGAATGTTCAGTGATTCCTTGTCAAGACTTGTTTCGTCAATAGGAATGTCCTGAGAAACCATTTCACGAATTGTGTTTAGATTCATAGTGTATTAAGAATAGTAACGATATTCATATCCTGTGTAAGCAAATGTTACTCTTGATGTTGCTGGTAAAATATCTGTAACTTTTGAATCAAATTGTATTGATCCTAACTGTATCGGGAAAACATCTCTGAATGATACTTCAATGAATGCTTTTGATGCACTGTTCATAAGTATCAATGTTGCGTCTGAGAATTTTTCTCTTTCGTTTAATGCTTGTTGACCGTAATTTCTCTCGTTAAGTAATATAGTCATCCAATTTCTTATTTCTGTCCAGTTTGACATATTTTCGTTTACCAAAAAATCTAGAGTAAGATCATCCATTTTTATAGATGTTCCTGGTCTACGAATAGAAGTAGCAAAAGGACTCGGTAGGACTGTTTCACCTAAAGAAATTCCTGGCAAGTTTACCGACTGACAAAAATAAACAAGATGAGGTGTTCTGTGCAATACGAATTTGTATTCGTTAAGTTGCAGTGGATTTTCTTGTTTTGGTTGTCTAGCCATAGCATCTTTCAATGCTTGACTACCCAGATACGAGTAAGGTGTTGTTGAAGATACTTCCATAAATTCTCCTACAGTATCTATAAAGCAAAAGGGGGGATCTTTCGATCCCCCCTCTGTTACTAAGTTTTACTCAATATTAGTTGAGTGTAGCGTCATTACCGTGGAGGTTCTTGACCTTGAAGATACGGTAGTACTGATTGCGACGACGAGAAAGTGTTTCACCGTCACCCAATCCGTTTGATCCTCTTACGAATGGATTGCTTACCATACCGTAACGAGTCTTGAAGCCAATCTTTGGTTGGAATGTACTTGTATCAACTGCTCTTACCATTTGGAGAGGAACATATGGGCAGTAGAAGATACCAGCGTCATATGGACTTGTTCCCTTGTAGCCAAGGCAGATGAAATCAATTGGAGTGAAATCATTGTAGTCTGTTGGCATAGAATATGGGTCGATGTAGACCTTGATTCTGCCTTGGTGAAGAGTACCAGCAAAGGTGTTTCCGTTTACATCGGTGGAGAGTTGTCCACTGAATGCTGGAGAGAAGTCGAGCAAACCACTCATAGAGAGAGCAGCAGCGACATCTGGGGAAACGATTGCCATATTACCCTTACCGCGGCGTGTTTCAGCACCGATGACATTGCATTCTCTTTCAATTTGGAATGTCAAGCCACGGAACTTTTCAGCAGACCAACGACCGTCAGAGTCGAGTTCAAGATCGTATTGACCACCGAGAACTGCTGGATTACCCCAGGGAGAGGTTGTCATAGAAGCAAGATCTGCTTGACGGCAACCGAGTTTAGCAACATCATAGATTGTACGGACAAGTTCGCGGTTGATTTCGAACATAATTTCCGTAGAAAGGATGTTAGCCAACTCTGTCTCAGCATCAAGTCCGTGAACGGCCTTGAGGTCTTGAGCAAGTTCTGTTGTGTATTCTGCCTTGAGAGCACGAGACTTAGCAGTTACGGATGTCTTCTCGATTGTGAAGGACATCTCGTTGAATGCCACACCTGCTGGTGTTAGACCTGTACCACCAAGTCTTTCAGCGGTTGTTGTTGGCATTGGACGGCCTGCTTCGAATGCACCTGTGGTGGATCCAGATTCACCAGCAAAGATGTCATCCATTTGACCGTATACTGTGTTTGTGCTAGAACCAGAAGAGTTGAGTGCTTCGTTATAGAGAGCCTCTGCACCTGTTCTGTTTCCATTGGAATCTGTGTTGCCGTACTTGGACTTCATTGCGAAGATGAGTCCTGTTGGGCCGTTCATTGGTTGTACACCAGCGATGTCGTAAGCCATCAAATTTGGCATTGCACGACGAACGAGGGAGATTAGGATTGGATCGAAGGCATCAATACCTTGTCCTGCTGTGGTAGAAGCACCACCAATTGTTCCTAAACCTGTTCCTGCTATACCCTGAAGAGAATCTTCACGAAGGAATCTTTCTTGGTTCTCAAGAAGGATGGTTGTTACATTTTTCTTATATGAATCTTTAATTTCTGGGAGAGCCTTGTGTTCTACGATAGGCGCCCACTTTTTTCTTGTGCTTTCAGAAAGCATTGTCTTATCCATTTGTTATTACTCCTTTAACCTAAATCTTTTGATATTTAGTGTTTTTTATTTTTGTAAAGATCTTTCTATTGCTCTAGAATAGATCTCCATTGAGGGTGAAATTTGTTCAATCTCTTCTTCTGTTTCTTCTTCAAGAATTACTCTTTCGAAGAGATTTTGTTTTGTTTGTTGTTTTGATTCTTTCAAAGTCTTCTTTGGTTTGGCAGTATTGACATATCCTTCTACCAAAACCGAAACCTTTTCAGAGTAGTCCTTTTCAGACTCAAATGCTACATTTTCAGCAAGGTGACGAATTTGTTCTGCTTCTAATGCAGTTAGATGAGATGTTTGCTCTTGAAAAATTTGTTGAGCCTTTAGAGACTTTATCTTGTTGATAAGGTTTGCATTTGTCTCGATTTCTTCATTCAAACGATTCTCAAGATGAGAAACGGCTTCTGATAGTTCATCAAAAACATTTGTTTTCTCTTCTGGAACTTCGATATAAGATTCTGTGAAAAGATTCTTCAATCCTCTTATGAAGTTTTCGGAAATTTCTGTGCGTAAACCGCTTTCTACGGCGATTTCGTTTTCCTTGATCCATTCCTCGACAACATAATTGAGATAAGTGTCTAATTGTTCTTCGAGTGTTTCCTTGACTTCTACAATCTTATTGGAGAATTGTTCTGCCAATTCTTCACGAAGAGCACCAGCAATCATGTTAATTTTTGTAACAATTGCTGCCTCATACAGAGAAGCAGCCTTAGAAACGAATTCTTCTGAAAGATCTTCACTTCCACCAAACATTGCACGAACATCTCTTTGGAGTTCTTCCTTGTTCAAGGATGGTCCAAATACCGATGGCATTTGTGGAGAAGCAGATGATGGTTTCATAGAAAGCGTTCCTGCTATTTGACCTGGTCCTGGTCCAACATATTGTTTGGTTCCCAATTCAAATCCTCTACCCATGATATCGTGTGATCCTCCTCCGTTTGCATCAGACTCTAAATCACCACCAGATGAAGGAACTCCTCCTGTTGGCATTTGAGCACTTGCATAAGAAGGTTTCATGTTTAAAGTTGAACCTAAATTAGATCCACCAGAAACTTTTGGCTCAGAAGTAGATTTCATTGGTGTGGAATCTTCAGAATCATCTTCTTCGTAATCATCTTCTGACTCGTCTTCCGAATCATCTTCTGACTCGTCTTCGGAATCATCTTCCTCTGTTTCATCTTCATCCTCTACTTCTTCGTAAAGGTCATCTTCGTATTCTTCAGTTTCTTCGATTTCATCGTTTGGATCTATTTCTGAAAATAGATTATCAATGATTTCTTCTGCAAGTTGCTTGGGATCCATTTAATATCTCCTTAGTAATGCCTTTTATTTATAAACCCGTCAATTTTGATAAGAAATTTTCAAATATTTTAAGTTTTGTTTTTTCTAATTCTCTTGATGATGCTTTGCTGATTTGTTTTTTGTAGTTTTCCAAATCAACTTGCTTGAAATTACCGTTTTCCCAAATCCATTCTCTACCTTCCATAATACCGTTTACAAAAGCATTAGGTGCAGACGGATCTGCTACAATATCGACTGCTGCAAGCATAAAGTCCTCTTGGACTTCCTGATAACCATTTTTTTCAATCAAAGAACCCATACCACGGGAAGAAACACCTAGTTTAGCACCTTCATCCATAAGATTCTTGACAATCTTACCGTATGGTGTATCCAAAACTTTGGCTCTACCACAAACTTGATTCTTATCAAAATGTAATTCTTTAATCATGTGTGCCGCGCGCTCAAGGTTTACAGTAGGTCCCTCTGGGTGTCCTAGTTCACCTATTGCTCTGCTTGTGTTTACATATTCTGTAATGTAACGGTTTACCTCTTTTTGCATGATAGGCATAGGGTAAACTCTACCATTTCTGTTCTTTGCATCCGACTCCATAAAGACACCTTCGATGAAATAATTCTTCTTTCCATCGGAAGATGCTTCGGTCAGGACACGAACATCGAGTGTTGTTTCGGTGATTAACTTCATTTTTTGCCCTTCATTGCCTTACCGATTGTTTTTCTTCTGTTTACAAGATAGGAATCGCTTTTGTCTACTTTTCCATCGTTATTGACATCCGAATCTTCCTTACCAACTGGATCTAATTTTTTTTCTTGTATTTGCTCACCACAAGAAGAGCATTCCTCTTCGGAAAACATTTGTTGTGCTATTTCTTTCTTTTTCTCAACAAATGCTTGGCCTACTTTGGAATATAGAGATTGATTTATTGCTTGTTTAAAAAGTTCTAAATCGCCGTTGATAAGATGTGTTATTGCGTCGGACATAATTTACTCCGTTTTCTATATTTATTATTTTACTTATTTAGGTGATAATCAAACAGTTCGCAATATTCTGGGTATTTTTTCCTAGCATCATTTATTAACTTTTGTCTGTGTTCTATCATTTTTTCGGTGTTGTTCGATTTACCATTACCCATATAATGTGTGTATCCAGTCTCTCTACTTCTGGATTCCATAAAAGTCTTTTGCTCTTGTAAGTCTCTAATATCAATATAGCCAATTGCAGTCTGTATGCTGCGAAGATCCCCATATTTTTCTTTGTAAAACTGTAAAAGAGAAGATTCTTCTAGGCAGGACATAAAAATAGTGATATATCTGGGAGATTTGTTTTTTAGAAAATAATCAATATTTTGTAAATTTTCTTCTACAAAATTCAGCATTGTTTTACTGTATGTTTTTAATAATTCAACATCCTTTCCACCAATAACACCCACATTTACTTTTTCAATGTAATCTTTTTTATCATAATCTTCTGCTATTTTAATTATTTGAGTGGGAACATTGTGAAAGTTTTTGATTATATCTTTTGTAGTTACATAATATTCGTCCGTAAATGTAGCCTTCTCTTCAATGATGTCTTGTACGAACAGAGGGGAAACTACTTCTGGTAATTGTTTTCTGTAAAAAGCATCACCATCAAAATGCAAAAAAGGTTCATTCTGAATGCTGTATGCTTTCAGTTTACCTAAAGCCCAAAGATATTTTGATTTTGGTAAGTTTGTTTCTATTACTACATTTTTATAAGGGAATCCTAGCAAATCTACTAGTATTCTTTTACCGTTTTCATCAGCAACTAATTCTACTTCGTATCCTTTTTCCACAAAAGACATCACCGAAGTCAACCAAACATACCAATAGAATGTATTTTTTTCTTTATCGGTTATACCTGTTAATGTTTTTATAGACGAAATATCGCTACTATTACCATTTATTAAAGAATCTGTAAAAAAACTTTGCACTATTTTCATTTTTTATTCACCTAATAAAAGAGCACCATTTTGACTAAAAGAACCAACACAACAAGTACTTATCCCATTTAAGCAAATATCATATTCTGTCCCATCAAAACAGCATCCAATAGTAGGACTACATCCACCAATAGGAAACGGCGTACAACCACAATTACCAAACTCGTCTATAGGT